GATATAGCCATAAATCTCCAACTATTAAAATAGCTATAATTATATATATCATATTACTATCTCCCTCGTCATAATTCTTTTACAGATACTTTCATCTGTAATTTCTTTTTCCCAAAGACTAAGTGGACAACTACGCCAGACTACGATTGGTGAGGTGTCTTCGGATACAATTAATGTGTTTAATATTTGTTTACACCGCGCGCGAGCTATATATACATTAGAGTTATATGAAATTCCAACCAGCTCTCGCTTTATAGAATCAAATATAACGTATGCATAAAACTTCGAATTAAATTCATCTATTTTTTTTCGAATTTCATATACAAAAAGTCTTTTCATTTTTCTCCCGTCCTTATCTTATCGCGGCCAAGCCAGCGAACAAAGTCCTTGTAACAATCCTCGCATATATCATACGAAGCGATTATTTCAGTTACGGTGTCACACAGATTAAAATTTTCATCACCAATTTGAATGACACGGCTATAAAAGTCACCTGCGTCACTATTAAAAGATGGCTCAAAGATTTTGCCACATCTATCACACTTACAGACTTTCATTTTTAACCCACAACCCTTCTTCGGTTAATGTATATCCATTAGAAGTCATTACTTGATAATAAAAACTTTTGTTGCTCTCTCTTTCTTTATCTATGCGCTCGAATTCAGATTGAGCATTTTGATTTATTTTATTTTTTAAAGCTTCTATATCTTTCAGACCGATCTCAGATATTTCCTTAATTTTTTCAGCAGATTTTTGTTCAGATTGACGCATGAGTTCTTCTTTATACCATTTTTTATATTGTTTTATATCTTCTTTTGTTTTCCAATAGACTCTATTATACCAAATAGACCTTTCGCCTTTATATCGAATATAACCCCATGATGGATGTTCAAGTTCCCATCTATCGGGATTTACTTGATAAAGAGATATAAAAAAATCAAAAGTAATACAAGCTAAACCTTGTCGATATGCATCTGTATAATGTGAGCATCCACGTCTTACTTGCGCCCATGGCGTTGTATCATATCCAATATCAGCTACCATCCCCCAAACAGCAAAACCGAACATTAACAAGCCTACTATCAGGAGTATCTTGCTTATCATTTTTCTTCCTCCCCATAGATTAACTTATGATAATCCGGATGTTCTGCCATATACCTCTTCTGAAAATCGCTCGGCTTATCCTGCATATTTGCGCCATAGCGATATTTCTCTACATCTACGCCTTCAGCCTCCATTACAGCCAAGCACTTGTAAACCATGCGGCCGTCCTTACCTTTTGCTTTTGCAACAAAGCCCATCTCAACCAGATGGTTAATCATGCGTGCCATTTTCTGAGAGGTAATACCCACAAGGTTCGGGTCACGCATCTGAATCTGCTGAATGTTGAGGGCGGCCTGCTCATCGGCGAGAATGACGGCAATGCGGCCAGTCATCTCATTCGTAAACTCTTTGGAATACTTAGAAGTTTGTCTCATTTTTTTCAGTTCCTTTCACCATTCATATTCTTTGTAGCCGCTATAATCCCAAAAGACATAACGGCCAAAGGCTTCAACATACTCGCCATTGCGCGAAGCTTCAAGGTCATTTACATCAAAGGCTTTAATAAAAGCCAGAAACAAGGCGACTTCACTCATGGAATAGTACTCCAAAAGCCGCGCGCCCACTTCGGGGATAAGAACATCAGAGTTCTTAATCGAAGCATAACGATAAGTATCCTCATTGGAAGGAGTAGCTCGACGGTAGATATAATCAATCTTCGTCTGAATATACACAGGAATATTCTCGACCATAATCAAATGCATCGTGGGCACAAAGAACTGATCGCACCCAAAAATCTTAGCTTGGTCATAAAGATAAGCTTCGTGTGCACAATAATCATATTCTTCATTGTCATAGTCACCACCATCAAAGTAGTGGAAACCTTCATCGTTCCAAGACTCTTCACCAATAAAAGGAATTTTAATGACATAAGGCATGTCGTGCAGAACCAATACAATTTTAGTAGCACCAGTGCGCACTTCAAAATTGTAATCAGCATCAACGACATTAAATTCGTTGGGGGCTACAATGTCTTCCCAACGCCCAATGTCGTTATCTTTCATCCATATATCAACTATTGTCTGGACATACTTCATGCAGTTAAGAATACTCTGCTGACCAATAATCTTTTCAACAGTTGTGGACATAGAAAATACTTCCTTTCCTATTTTCTATAATAATTATACCATAAATTTTAAAATTTTTCAAGTTTCAAAAAGAAAAGACCCAATTATTTTTGGGTCTTTTTTTCATTCTCAAGCATTGTAATAAAGTAATACAACTCTTTATCTATATCGTCATTAAATTGTAGTGTAATTATATTTGTTTCCGGCTCAAAATCTATACAATTAGCAGAAAGGAATAAATATTGCCAGCCGCGATAATCTTCGGGAATCTTAAAACTCCAATGAAGATGACTTTCTGGAATAGTTAGAATCATATTATAGATACCGCCTATCATACCACATATAAATCCTATATTCAGAATAATATTATGTAGTGGCAGTATAATCCATATAAAAGTAACTACTATCATTATCAACAAAAAAACAAGGGATATTGCAACAGAGATATGAAAAGTATGAACCTTTTTAAGTCCAACTAATTCCAAACCTTTAATATCATCATAGTTTACGTTCATCTTGCTCTAACTCCTTTGCTTCTTTTTTATCAATCCATTTACCATAAACAGTAAACCAATATTCAACCACGCTTTGAGGAATTTCATCATGATTTGTAGCCTATACTAAACTCAAAAGTGCGGTGCGCGAAAGAGATAACATAAGCATCACCTAATAATAAAATTGCCCCGGTGCGCCGAGGCGTTGGAGGGGAATACCGGATTTGAACCAGCACCAAGCGGGCTGCAACCGCCTATTCTACCATTAGACTAACTCCCCATTGGGCAGGTCGGAGGGGATTGAACCCTCAACTCGTGAGCCACAATCACGTATGTTTCCGTTACACCACATCCTGCATATGGCGCACCCAAAAGGATTCGAGCCTTTATCTCCGCATTACGAAAGCGGTATCCTTGCCGTTAGACGATGGGTGCAATTGGGGCTAGTAGGGAGTTTCGAAATCCCGACCTCCTGTATACCAAACAGGTGCTCTTCCCTCTGAGCTATACTAGCATATAAATCCTACTATTTAAAGTCTAGTAGGAGGACTATAATTTTATTAGTGACTAAGTAAAAACATTGCGAGGAACAACACGTCAATAACCCAAGTTGCTCCATGAATTTCTCTAATCTTACCAGTAAACATTTTAACTACTGTATAAGACAAGACACCAATACCAATACCATTACTAATACTATAACTAAATGCCATAAAAGTAATAGTTAAAAATGCCGGAATAGCAACCTCTGCGTCTTCCCAATTAATATCTTTAAGAGACATAAGCATCAATGCGCCAACATAGATAAGTGCGGCCGCAGTTGCTGCGCCTGGGATAAGAGAAGCAATAGGTGCAAAGAACATTGAGATAAAGAATAGACCAGCAGTTACAACCGCGGCCAGTCCTGTGCGGCCGCCCTCTGCGATACCAGCAGAACTTTCAACAAAAGTTGTTACAGTTGAAGTACCAAACATTGCGCCAGTTGTGGTGGCAATAGCATCACTGAGCATTGCGCGGTCAAGAGCAAGAACTTCACCATCTTTATTCATAAGGCCGCCGCGTGAGCACGCACCATACAAAGTACCCATTGTATCAAACATATCTACGATACAAAACGCAATCATTGTTGTGACAAGACTCATAACAAAGTTTGCTTGGCCATGTGCGGCAATGTACGCACTAAAGTCAAAACCATTACGAAATACAGCGAATAGTGATTCTTTACCAAATGCTGCAAAAGCTTTTCCTGTGCTAATAGTAGAGAAAGCAAAACCATCATAAAATCCTGGAATTGTAAAGCCACCAAGATAGTATAGAACTGTACCTGCAATTATACCGATTAATACCGCGCCACGCTTCTTGAAAGATGTCAAGGCCGCGATAATCAATATAGTAATCATAGATACAAGCATAGGCATAATTGTTGCCCAATTTGCTGCTCCACTAAACACATTAAAAGATGACATAGTGGATGCTGTTGAGGCATCAGGAATTATAATACCAGCAGATTGTAGACCAATATAAGCAATAAATAAACCAATTCCTGCAGAAATAGCTGTTTTAATTGGCGTCGGAATTGCATTAAACAATAGCTTTCTTAGTCCTGTTGCTGTGAGTATTATAAACATAATACCATCAAACAAAACCATTACAAGGGCATTAGCATAAGTAAAGCCCAAACCAAGACATACTGAATAGACAAAATACGCATTAAGTCCCATACCAGATGCTTGTGCGAGGGGAAGATTGGCAATAAGACCAATTAAAAGAGAACCGACACAGGCTGAAATTGCGGTTGCAATATACATACCTTCATAACTTACATCGGGGAGTGTGGCAAACATACCTGCATTTACAAACAAGATATATGCCATAGCCATAAAGGTTGTAATGCCTGCAAGAATCTCGGTTCTAATGGTGGTATTGCGATGCTTGAGATTAAAGAAGCTTTCCATATTTGACCTGCCTTTAATAAAATTTACGCTTGCGCGCTGGCATACCCCCAAAGATTTGAACTCTGACCAGCCGGGTTGGAGCCGGATATGCTACCGTTACACCAGGGGTACATATTATTGGAAGGTTTTATATGGAGGTTTGACTCGGATTTGAACCGAGGTCTAAGCATTACAAGTGCCTTATAATTACCAACTATACTATCAAACCATTGGCGCGCCGCGTTGGTCCCGACCCAAATTCCCAAAAGAGAACACTTAGCTTAGCAGGCTAGCCCAGTACCCCGACTGGTTCACAGCGCATATTATAAATTGGCGCGGAGTGAGGGACTTGAACCCACATAGACTTTCATCCGACAGTTTTCTAGACTGTTGCCCTACCATTAGGCGAACTCCGCATATGGCGCGCCCCTGAGGTGTCGATCCCCATATCATCCCTGATACCAGCCGCTTTCAAGGCGGAGCCGGCCACGATAAGGACGCACGGAAAGGGAAGATTTCTCTTCCCTTATTTTATTTTTGCGTAACGCTCACTGTCGAGCTTCTCGAACATGAGGTCCTGCGCGGTGATGCCCTTTGCGACTTGCTCAAACAAGATAGCACTTGCACCGCTAACGTAAGTTACGTCTGGGCCATCATCCAAGAATGTATCCTGGCGCGCATCCACGTTCCAGTACACCATCTTAGGAAGCTTATAGCCTGCACGTGCCCACTTACGACGCATATTCTCCATCATGGTGCGGTTCTTTGCACGAGCCGCGCTATGGTCAGAACTCCAACCATAGCCACCATATGCACAGTCAATCTCCATATCGCTGATGACGATAATGGTATCTGGCAAATCCTTCTGCTTCATGTGGTTCTTCTGAGCCACATTGAGAAGCATATCGAAAGTTGCTTCGAGATTGGTGTTCTCGCAAAGATTGGTTTCATAGATGCGGCGAACCTTATCTACGAAATCCACACCCTCAACCTTAATGAGCTGAGGACGAGAACTGAAGCTGATGTAGCGTCCATGGAAAGGACCATGAGCCTTATCAGCCGCAATCATACCGAGAGAGATTGCGATGTCAATAGGAGTACCATGCATAGAGCCGCTGGTATCCACAACACAAAGAGCGTTCATATCCAGCTTAGAGATATACTCTGCCAGATTCTCCCAGTACTTGTTGACCATCAGACGATTGGTATCATCCAAAGGCACTTCATGGCGGTTCCAACGCCAGTAGATACCACCGAACACGTCAATAGCCTTTTCGACTACCTCGTAAGGATATAGAGCCTTGGCGTTAACTTTAGTGTTCTTATCCTTAGCGAACTGCTCGTAAGTCTGCACAGCCTTATTGCGGGCGCGCTCCACATCGTGACGCGCGAAGGCGTTCTTGTAGATGAGGCCAGCCTTAGAAGGGATTTTATCGAACTCGATTTCATCCCAACGGCGCTCACTCATAAGACGCTCAAGGACATTGATGCGCTTACGAAGAGAAGACAGAGCCTTGCGGTAGGCAGGCGCAGTCATACCGAGAGCCTTACGAGTCTTTGCGCCAAGGACGCGAGACTCCTTGCTGGAAGTATTCTCAGACTTGAGCCACTTTCCGAGCAGAGAAGGAGTCTTGGAAGCCATATCCAGACGGAACTGCTCATACATGAAGGCCCACATACTCGCTTCCAGCTTGGTGCCTACGAAGGCATATAGGTCATCCCAACGACCGTATTCCGGTACGTACTTGAGATTGCGCTCCATCTCCAAAGGATGGTTGTCCGCGGCCCACTTAATGCAGACACGGAAGAAGCGACGTTCGCCCTGTCCCTGCAAAATGTCACGCAGATAGAAGAGGCACTTCATAGCATAAGTAGGACTTTCCTCAAATGCCTTCATGAAAAGGAAGACACAATCCTCATCGCTACGACTACGATATGCGCCACCCAGGGCAAACATATCATAGAGCGCGTCACAGGTAGACTTATGCGCAAGGCCGCCATTTTCGGTCAACTTATAGTTGAACTCCTTATCAAGAGCGTTAGTAAAATTCATGTTTTATTTTCTCCTTTTTCTCCAAAATGATTTATCTCGGTCGAGATAAAGACTAGACCCTTTAGTAGAACTGAGCTACCTATTGCTCAATACGCAAAATTTATGGCTTGCATAATTGGAATCGAACCAATAACATATTCTCTATAAGAATGATTGCTGTATGGGTCTATTAGTTTGTATCAAGACACCCTAATATCTAATCAAAATATTATAATTCAATGGCGATTAAAGAAAAGATTTGCTGCAAGTGTCTTTTTATTTATTCAAGGCGCTAAACGGATTCGAACCGTATATCCTGATTACAAGTCGGGTGCATTACCATTATGCTATAATAGATTTAGCTGTGCGCGCCTTTATTTACTTACTTACTTATTCTATCTGCAATACAAGAAGCAATCGGACTATCTGGTTTAACTTCGCAGTTATAACCCATAGAATGAACATATCCAACTACTTCAGGTATTACTTGACCACTTGGACCACCGTTACCTGCGTCAATATGAATACAGAACATGATATTATCTGCATCATATTCAAACCCAAGAGCTTCAAATTCATCAAAAAGCCTACCTGTCATATCCAAGCTAAGTTGAGTTTCCGTATAAAGCTTCGTGCGAATATCACGAATCTTGTCGTATTTGGAAACCTCATAAAAGTACTGACCACCGCGGCCGACCTTATGGACTGCGATGACAGTTACCATCTTGGTGTAGTAAGTATTTTGACTATCAGAACCAATATAGATTGCATATTGTGAATCCGGGTCTAACTCTATGAAATTTTTGATTAAGAGTGCGGTCTGCCGCAGAGTTATTTCTCCATGAGTTGGACTTATCATTTTTTTCTCACTTCTCTTTTTAGTTATTTGGTACACGAGAGGGGACTTGAACCCCTATGTCCTATCGGACACATGGACCTCAACCATGCCTGGCTTCCTATTGCAGCACTCGTGCATATACAAGACCCAATAAAAACTTCTTCCAAAAATTTGCAGTTTTGTAAGTTATATTTGCTGTACGGGTCTTAATGGTACGGACTAAGGGACTTGAACCCATAACCTCTGCGGTGTAAACGCAATGCTCTTCCAGTTGAGCTAAATCCGTATATAAAATTTAGTTGGGCGGAAACCCGCGACTTCCGGCTCGCCTTAGCTACAGGATACACATACTAAGTACTGCTTGGTAACAGTCATCTGGAACCAAAGGTCCTTTTCAGTCTCTACTGGAACCCAACTATTGGTACGCCAGAGAAGATTTGAACTCCCACAAGTCCGGGGTTCGTGGCCCCGCGCTCTCTCCATTGAGCTACTGGCGCATATAATATTACAGCGTCAGAGTGACGTTCCTTCACTCATTGTCAATGGGTTAGATTTCACCCATACCGTTTAGAGCGGTCGCTTAAATGGTGAGCGAGGTAGGACTTGAACCTACATGTCGTTAGACCAGAGTTTTACAGACTCCTGAGCCACCATTGCTCAACTCGCCCATATTTGGTACCCGACATGGGATTTGAACCCACACTTTACTGGTTCTAAGCCAGCTCCCTCTTCCGTTGGGGTAATCGGGCATATGGCACCGCCAACTGGATTCGAACCAATAACAAAAGCTTCAAAGGCTTCTGTGTTACCTTTACACTATGGCGGTATATAACGGAGGTTTTTGATAATCCGGACGTCTCAGTACCTCCCCGGTTTACTTATAAAGAAGAGAAGCTGTCGGATTTACACCGACTTCCGTCATGTGTCAATAGGAGCCAGGTAAGTGTCCTGGGGTGCTCTTACCCTTGTTCAAGTCGCACGGAACTATAACTGCGAGCGATATTTCTTCCCTTACTTTCTATAAATATTATATCATAAAATTTATAGAAAATCAAATTTTTAAAGCCAGGTGTGCAGTTTCAATCACACGAGTTCCAATTGGGTTGCACAGATGTTTTTTGTCTGGTTTCTCTCCAGTAGCTGCGCGGTTCTCTCCGCTGGTGTCCCAATTCTTATTATACCTTGGCTCAAACTAGCCACAGTATCTTGAGGAACTATATTTTCTTCTCGGCTTTTAATGCTTGCCTACTGACTTTTGGCAGACGATTAAGGATTTGAACCTCAAACTTTTGGGTCAGAGCCAAATGTGTTACCGTTACACCAATCGCCCATATAAATGGCGGTTATAAACATAGAGTAGCCATATAGACCGCTCCATTCAAACTGAGCCGCCGCAGTATTTATATCTCAATTAATTTATAATCCTCAGTTAATTTATAGTACCCAAGTGTAATTTTTCTGTGACAAGTTGGGCATAAAATGGTTAAATTATCTAATGCATTATTGTTTCTATCTTCGTCCTTATGATGAACTTCTAAAATACGCTCATCTTCTGCCCATCCACATACAGCACACTTATGTGGTAAATTATACATAGCTTTATAGCGATAATTTACTGAATTGTCCCATTCGCCACTTTCCATGCGTAATTGATTTTTATGACGATTACCACAAGTGTGACTACAATAAAAATAACCTGTTTTATTTGCCTTAATGTCGCTTGGAAATCGCTCAATTTCTTTTCCACAATAAGCACATTTAAGCTTTATCTTTTTAACAATGCCGCAATTTGGACATTTATGATGCTCATTAAATAGTACAGATGCGGCCGGTTGTGACCATTCATGTCCACACTCTAAGCATTTTAATTCAACTGGAGAACGCTTATTTAAATATTTAGTTGCAATAACCTTTTGATCAAAACTATTCTCAAAACGAGCGTTAATTTCTTCTAATGTCAAACTTTTTCCCATATTATATTCTCCTTTAATTGGTCGGGAAGGCAGCACTCGAAGCCGCACTAATGTCCTGTTCCCAAAACAGGCGAGGTCCCTCTTCCTCTACTTCCCGTCATTTATAAGTAGAAAAATATAAAAGAGAATATAATTTTTGGAAGAAATCTGACTTTGGGGAATTAGCCCAATTTTTATTTTAGACCAATTTTAAGTGGCGCCCCTGACGGGTGCTGACCCCGCTACCTACAGCGTGACAGGCTGTCGACTTTACCGATTGTCCACAAGGGCATTTGGTGGGCTACCAGGGATTTGAACCCTGACCTGTCAGATTAAGAGTCTGCTATGCCGCCATAACACCTGTAACCCATATGCACCTTTCGGTGCTTAATCCTCGAATTGCCAGTACGTATAACCGCGTCCATCGTCCTTACGGATTTTAGAACGAGTCGTATGACATGGCGCGCCGGGTCCACCTTTCGGCTTCACACGAGGCTTCGGCGCTGTATAGTTCGGATTAGCCGAACAATACTTGTTCTTGCACTTGTTCATGCCAATGCCGCAGTAGGCAAAGCAATCAACAAAAGGCATTACGTTCTTCCTCTCTTTTCTTATGTTTTGAGTTTCTTTTATATGGGCTACCGCGGCCCTTTTTGGAAGGGGCTATTGAGCCGCGGCGCCGAAACATGAGGTACTCGGTTAATTCCTCTGGACTTTTTTTAAATTCTTGTCTATCTCTGCCCATTGGTTCTTCCCTCACTTTCTAATATTATTATATCATAATTTTTAAGATTTATCAAATTTTTATTTTCTATAGAAGTCATGCGCCCAACAGTTGTTCATATAATCCTCAAAAGTAGGGTACTTCTCACGCCACCAATCATAACCATTTGTTACATAACGGTTGTACCAGGCGGCCGCGCCATGACGACTTTCGTACCATACATAATCACGAATATTCCAAGGATTATAAACTTTACGATATGCCTTACCATTAGGTATATTAAAAGTATGACGAACTTTACGATTTGCTTGACTTTTCCACCATTTTGCGCCATGCTTACGGTCAGTGCAAAAAGGATGATGTTTGTAACTTCTGGACATTATACTATCCTCCTATACATAGAATTTATAGCATAATATCACCCCTTAAAAGTATTTGGTACGCCCGCAGAGATTTGAACTCTGATTTATGCCTTAGGAGAGCATTGTCCTTTCCATTGAACGACAGACGCATATTCGTGCTTTAAGATTTATTGCCACCAGGCGCGCCCGGGAGTCGAACCCGGACACCAAGGGAATCGAACCTCTTGCTCACTTAAAGATATGACCGTCATATATGGACACGAACTGGTACGCCCGGCAGGAGTCGAACCCGCACTTTGAGTGGGTAGAAGCCACTTGCCATTTCCATTAGGCGACGGACGCATTTGGTGGGCGTGACCGGACTTGAACCGACAACCTCGAAATTAAAAGTTTCTTGCGCTACCATTGCGCCACACGCCCATAACTATCCCGCTATTTAAGGTCTAACGGGCTGACCATGGTAAATCGGACACTGGTACCAGGGATAGGATTTGAACCTACGTGACAAAATTATCAGTTTTGCATATTTACCAACTATATGACCCCGGTATATAAAAAGCCGGACGGGATTTAATTTTTTAAACTCCGTCCGCAGGTCCACTATTTTCGGAGTTTGATTCTATTATGGCCGGAATGTAGTCTCCTTAATACTAAACGGCATACTCTTCGGAGGTATAACGAATTTCTTCTTCCTCCCAAGTGGGACTGGGACAGGGACTCGAACCCTGAAAAGCCGCTAATCTGGCGCTACGGGGTATAAACCCGCTGTTTTACCATTAAACTATCCCAGCATATTGTGTCTTTATGACACTACTCTATTTCGATGCTCGAGGCAGTAATACTGCTCGCCAACTTTATATAGAGTTGTATGCCCTTCACCGCATTCTGCGCAGACTACTCTGTCATATGTACGCGCATTATCTCGAAGCCACTGTTGACGTTTGGAATCGGGCTTCGGACTAATGTTATAGATTTTAGCAAACTTATTGAGCATGATATTACTTCCTTTCAAAAATTTTTTTATAGTCTTTAGAATGATATGGCAATCCATATTTTTTACACCATTTACGAACACCATTATCACTAATATTATAATACTGTCCTGCTTTAGTAAAATTACCGTTCAATTTTACCAAAGTATTATACAATTCTTCTTTTGTAGGAGCCTAACTTCTACTATTATTATAACAAGAAATGCACATAGTAGAATCTTGTTGAATTGGTTTTCCACAAATAGGACAATATTTCTATTCAAGTCTTTTTACTTTTCTTATCGGGTAATTTATATTATCATCATGATAAGCATGGCCTTGATTAATTCTAGAAATACAATCTAATCCAATATTATATTTTGAAGATAACTCACGATAAGGTAACTTATTATCTAATAAATCCTATCTAAGAGATTGAAGCGTAATTGGAGTTAATTTAATATAACCACCAGTTATCTGACCTTCAATTGTTTGATTATATTCAGGTTTATAATAAGAGATATAAAATTGTTCTCTTTCATTTAACTATGAAGATAAACATTCTTCTAATATTTCAAAAGAAAAATTACTTATTCCATATTTTCTTATTGCTCGATATAAAGGATAGTTATATTCTTCTCCATTGGCATTATTAATATTAGATTTATGTCTACGCCAACGCTGTTCAATGTAAATAGACTATCCAATATAGCAATGATTATTAATTAAATTGGTAATTTTATAAACGCCGCAACTCATAATACTTACCTCTCCTAAGTATATATATTATCGGGCTTGACGTGAGAGGCGCCATTATCTCAAAGGTTAATTACTCCTTTGCTACCCCTTTATTGGCACCCCCAACCTCGATTTGAACGGGTATCTGCTGGGTTAGAGCCAGCTATGCTACCATTACACCATAGGGGACCATATGTGGCGGGTCATACAGGACTTGAACCTGTAACATACGGATTAACAGTCCGCCGTTCTGCCATTGGACTAATGACCCATAAGGCGCGCCGGCTTGTAATTATAGTCAGCCCCGACGCTACTGACTTTATGAGGTGTATTCCCTATGATATTCTACCCAAAACTCCGCTTTAACGCGTACCCCGTAGATATGCACTGTGTGTCCACTACGTTTGATAGACCGGAGTTCAGAAGTGAGGTAAATACTTCGTTATTGTTGCCAAGAGGCCTTCGTACTTCGTACCTCTCTCACTTTCTATAATAATTATAACATAAAATTTGAGAAATTACAAATTTTAAGTATCCAAGGCTCACGTTTTTACGAGTAATGCGTTCTCGACCATTTTTAACGTGTGATTGCGCCCACGTGGAACAACTCGATATATTATCCAGTTGTGATATATCTTCAATATCAAGAAGCAGGTAAGACCTACAAAAAAATTTTTTGCTGCCTGAGCCTTTCACTTTCAAGTAAAAGCTTTAATTAATTCTTCTACTTTTTTAGTTACCAAAAGCGGTCAAAAAACCTATCAAATAAATCAAAAGGATTTCCGTCCCCAGTCCGCAAAGTCATATGAAAAGAGCCATAGTCTTTTACAAAAGCATTGAGCTTTTCTCTGTAGTGTTTTGATGCTTCGAGAACTGCTTTGTATGCTTCTTCGACCTCGCTCGCGCGCGCCTTACGTTCTGTACTAAGTCTTTCCTTTTTAATTTTTTCCTCAGCGATTGCTTTGTCATATTCGGCTTCTGCAAAAAGGCAATCTTTTTCGGTGTCGTAAGTTTTGTTCGTTTTTTCACTAAAATACTTCATTTGTAAAATTCCTCCCTTTTACGTTTACGGCGTTCTATTCTTTGCCGCTGGTACCAGGCCCCGGACTTGAACCGAGAACCTTTTCCGTATGAAGGAATTGCACTTCCATTGTGCTAGCCTGGCATTTGGTAGCACCGGCAAGATTCGAACTTGCGTCTCCAGGGTATGAACCTAGCAAGGGACCGCTCCTCTACGGTGCGATATAGATGTGGGTTTTTCGCGTTTCAAACCGATTTCACGCCTTGTCCTTCTCGTTTCCTCTCTATTGCCATATAAGAGGCACAGACCCACAAACACTTCGGCTCTTGAGGCGGTTATGTACTGATACCGCAAAACATCCTGGGGACTTTATTTATTTATGCCTGTTGGGACGTTGCTCCAGTCCTCGTCCCCATGCGATATGGCGCGCATATTGGTGGACCAGATGGGACTTGAACCCACAACCCTCTGCGTGCAAAGCAGACGCTCTCCCATTAGAGCTACCAGCCCATATAGTAGGCAGTTTAAAGACATGCCCAGGTCTTCTACTAGCCAATCGGCGTTTCCTCGCCTTCGGAGATTTTTGTAATTTTCATACGCATCACTCCACGATCTAGTTCAGATTTACTTTCGTTTTCGTTTAACGTGTTTTCAAATGACTGTGCCACATATCGACATTGGAGGCGTCGCCAGTGGTAGTTTAATCTGAAAATCCATCCTCTCACACGATGAATTGATTAACGTCCAATTCATAAAAACGTTGGTAGGCCAGGTGGGATTCGAACCCACACTTCATAGGGTTTGAGCCTATTCCCTCTCCCAATTGGGGTACTCGCCCATTTAGAGCCGAAGCTCAAAGATTAGCTAAACTTTTTAACGACGGTTTTCAAGTCTTATTATACCGACAAACTTACTGGTCACGCAGACGGGGATTGAACCCGTAATCTCCGGCTTGAAGGGCCGGCGTCTTCGCCAATTCGACTACTGCGCGATATTAGCGGTATGATTATACTGCCCGCTACCCCAGTTTTAATTCGATAGCTGTACTGCTTCTACGGCTCGCTGTGTACCTTATAGCCGAAATTTCATGCGCATCCCGAGTTACTGTTGTATCGCTGGTCACAACCTGCGCCCTTGGGCTTAAGGGGAGTACACTTCAATCCTATGCGATATTAGATTGAAACTATCTGGGAATTAGTTCTCGGCTCAGTAATCGCATACTACTGTCCGTCCAGTCGCACCACGAGGAGGTTCCCTACGCGACCATTAATGTCCCTGGTGTTTTGACCTTCTAAACTACCCAGCAGCCACAAAGCCGCCAGGGCGGGGTTCGAACCCACGTCTCCAAGGTATCATCCGTGTTGGCAAAAGGCCACGGTGCCCCGAGCATCCAACCATTCCATATGCCCTTATGTTCTGGCGGTGGGATTTAGCTCTTTTACCCACTCTTCTCTCCTCAACGGGCGAGATGTCCGCCGGTCTTAACGCATCCGGTCTACGTTTTGGTTGCTGCAACAACCGCACTCTTGTTTGCAGCCAAGAGAAGTTGGCAAAACATTTGATACGTAATTTCTTACCATCGCGCGCCCGCGACTGTTCCCATTATTTTGTAGGTGGCCGAACTTTCTATTCCACCGGATTACTTTTTTGACGCGGCAGCACCAAGCCGCGGAAACGAGTACAGTTTAATGTCATAACCCATTCATTTGGACATGGCGGCAACTATTTTACGTTGTGTCTTGACCCGCCGAGGGCTGTTTGGCTTTTTAAGCTTAACGACGCACCAGAACGCCGGAGAGTTATTGATTAGTGAATACTCTCAAATCTCACTGTCTTTTCTCCTCGTTATCGAACTCAAAAGACTAAAGGTACGGCTGGTGATGCCAACCAGATTTGAACTGGTGTCAGCAGATTGAGGGTCTGCTATCCTTGACCGCTAGACGATGGCACCAATTACGAAAGAGAAAAATCGGGATGGCCAGTCCACTCATAAATAAGGTCTCCATGAGTACCGTCATCACAATCAATCTCATAGACCTTATACGGAGAAATCTGCTTGCTGAACCACTCAAGGAACTCACGCTCCCAAGCGTCCTCATCGGACTGACGCTGCGTATCAAAATCATCAAACGGACTCATTTCTTTATTCCCCTTTCTCAACTTTCTATAATTATTATATCATAAATTTTAGAAAAAGTCAAAATTTATAGGGTTTGGTGGGCAGTAGAGGTACCGACCCTCTTTCTCACGGGCTTCAACCGCGCGCATCCACCAAGTTTGCTAACTGCCCATATGGAGTGAATGACGAGAATTGGACTCGCACTCTCCACCGTGGCAGGGTGGCGCTTTACCAATTAAGCTACATCCACATCATTCGTTTTCTTCATTATTTACTTTATCTACGAGTTCCTGCGTTGCATCAACTATATCTTTTCCCTAATTTACTTGCATCTACCAAGTACGGAATTGGCGATAAGTCTCTAAAATTTTGGAATATCCAATCATACTCCCCATCCAAACAAATAGCATCATTGCAATAAGACATAAAATATTATTTAGCGACCATTCAATTCCTAATAAAGAATAGGCAAAAGCAGTCCCTCCTCCACCTATTATAATTGCATTTACAAGGGCAATTACGTTTGGGCTTGCTGCTTCATTTCTATTATAATAAAACTATTTGATTGCTTGGGTTAATAAAATATTTACAAAACCGCCGCCCACAAAAAGAGCAATAAATAAAGAAACACTCATATTGGATACCTCAAAATTTTTGTAAGCCGCCCCGCCCAACTTACATGACGCGCGCCCTCAGCAGTTCATCACCACGCCGTACGCGTCCCATCCAAAAAGAAACTTGAAAAAAGGAGGATTAAAAGAATCCTTGGTAGCGCGAATGGGATTCGAACCCATACTGAATGGATTTTCTTACTACTCTATGTCACCATAGCCGCATTACTGCGTTGTAGTCTGGACTATGTCTTCTCCATAGACGGCGCGCCGTCCTTAGGAGGCTGGTATATAGTCTCTACACATTTATTTGGCGCTATTCTTACCACGATATGAGTCAGTAAAAGCATGACAATTTGGACACAAAAGCATGAAATTTTCAATAGTATTATTGTGTCGGTTGCCATCAATGTGATGTAATTCCAAAGGAATTGGCTTATCTAACCAGGTTGTTAAACCACAACACTCACACTTATGTTCTTTATAACCTTCTCGTAACAGCTTAAGCCTTACTTTATTTGTCTAAATATCCTAACTTGTTGCAAGATATTCAACAAGTGTAGATTTATATTTAGCTTTAGGTATGCCCTTGCCGCTTTGATTGCCATTATAAACAATTTCCATTTTCTCTAAATATTTATTTAAAGTTTCTGGCTTACAGTGCAATTCCTAACACATATAAGTTTTTGTTCTACCTTCGGCAATCCATGTAAGAATTTGCTCACGCTTCTCTAAAATATCAGTTCTCATTTCTTATCCTCCGTTCTACTATAAAGTAGAAAATGGAAGACACAACTATATTTTTTTGAAGTGTTTTCCAAATTTTAGCTCGGCGTTAACTCATAGAGTCTTTCGCCGAATTAGCCAGCATCCACGCGGCGTTTTCACATCCGCGCGCTCTCATCGTTTAAAACGAAAGTCCACTTCCTGCTTCCGATTGGGATACCGCGCCATATAAACTAGACCCTTATAAATGTAATCATAAATATCCAATATATTTTTATTGCATTTCTACAGTTTTGCTGTATGGGTCTATGGAAGGAGATACCGGACTCGAACCGGCCCCTGCTGCTTGGAAGGCAGCCATGCTTGCCACTAACACCAATCCCCCATAAGTTGCGGAACTTTTATTTATTTATGTCACGCGTCCGCCACGTGACGGGATTTCTCCCCATATCTACTTCTTACTACAGCGTGCGGCGGCGCAGAGTCCCGCAGTTTCTTGGTTAGCAACTCCAAGTAAGAGCTTGCGACCTGTTATCCTCTTCTCTTCTCTACTGTTTCAGTTATTTCGATAAGTTTTCTATCTTTTAGACCCGATAGATGGCCGCCACTCAACCTTAACTTATGGTACTGTGGCCTTACCCGGCAGATGACGTTTATAGTTTCTGCTCCACTATTGTATAGAATCGCATCTTTACATGGACCCCTTTCCTTATCCAATATTCCAAAAGGTCATGACTCCCTATGGGCTTTGTTATTATCGGGCTTAGTCTACCCGACCGCCAACTTACGGCGCGCGATTGTACGATGGTTCACGTTACCTCTCGTCTCACTATACGATGTGCTCACCACTTCACGGTCTCGACGTTACTGCCATAGGCCTGTCTTACCGATTCTGCCGCCTTGCACTACGGCCATTGGGAGGGTTACCTCGTAGAAGTTAGGGGAGGTAGAAAGGTAGACCTCCCAACTTCTTTTTAAAATGTATCTCGCTAACTTACCAAGCTCCGCTTTCGCTACTTGGGACCGCAACCTCAAATTTAACCGTATTCCACCCTCGCGCAGATACACTTACTTTTGTATGTATTATCCATTCTCCAGTGCTAAGCCTGCTATAATCGTACCCCATACAAAAGATTTAAAGGGCAGAACAATTACCTTTGGTGTAGGTACTTTTCGACTATTTTCGCTACACCCATTATATATAACCCCTGCCGCGATACTTAGCATTTCGCGCGCATTCGAGTGGGTTTTGTTTACTTTGTCCCACTAACTGCGAGGGCCAATTTACCCACCGCCTTATAAAATTAAGAGAGAAGAGAGTTGAACTCTACGGTTATCCTCTTATCTGACTCGAACAGTCGCCTTACCAGTTAAGGTCTCTCTCAACTTTCTATAATAATTATACCACGAATTTTAGAAAAAATCAAATTTTAACTCCGACTTTCTCCAAAATCTTTTTACGAAGATTTGCACGCAGTTGAGCATATGCTTTCTCACGAGAGTGAGTATAATTAATTGCCCCTACCGCCGTCACAAGTCCGTCCTCATGAGCCCGTGTAACCATACGAAGCGCCGCCTTCGAATCATTTGCAACCTTAAAGCTAATCTTATTTTCAGCTTTGTTTCCAATAGCAACGACAATCAAACGATTCATATGATTACCTCCTATCTCATTTTCTAATATAATTATATCATAAATTTTAAAAAAAGTCAAAAATGAGACCGCTAATTACTCAGCGGCCTCTTCAACATTTACAACCTTAGACATTTCACACAAACTATCAATTAAATCACTAAGGTTTTTCATATCTTGCTCTGTCAAGTCATAATCTATTTCATCAGCAGTAGTCTAAATCATAGTTAAAACCCATGCTTTTTTATCTGCGCCAACTTCAAACAAGGTTTCAGCTTGCATCATATAATGACTTACTGCCTCAACTAGACGAGGCCAATTTTTCTCTCTTACGAGAGCTTGACTTGTTTTATAAAATTTTACTCCAAAAGGAATAGCAATCGCTAAAACTGCACAAATTAATGCGGCTAACTACATATAATTCATAATCAATCTCCAAAAAAAGTAATAGTACCTGCGGGCCACCAATAAAATTCAAATGTGCCATCTTCAAGAGGAGTACGACTAACCATGCAATCACTATTTATAGTCATTTCATCAATGCCATCTTCACTATAAAAACAGCTCCATAGCACAAAGCCTTCATTTGTCTCAAAGCTATAATTTGAAAAATCTACAACTTCTTTTTCTTCTGGCGCATTAAATTCAACATATGAAATTAATTTACAATGTCGACAAATGATTTCTTCCTCTTCTTTTAAGAAACTTTCATCATCCACATCTAATAAACTAAACTCCAAATAATCTTCATTCATACAAATAAATTGGGATATCGCGCGCCTATGCAAATTCCATTTCCTTCCGCGTAGAATCGCCGATATATCCTCCTATATTAAGTACAAAAACTGCATTTGATAATCTAATTTTTTCAAGATGTAATTCGTCGAGTTTTGATTTTTCTTCATCTGTTATAGTATCGCCAGAATGACCAAATACTAAAGGCATTAGTACTATCCATCCTTGGAGAGTTAAATCACGTGCAGCTTCAAAAAACTATTCCTTGAAACGCGTGGAGCCGCAAAGCGTAATTACTTGCGGCAAATTCGCATTTAAAAAATCCTTGCAATCGTCCGGCGCACACTTAGAAATAACTCGAGCGCCGAGACAATCCGCATTTTTATAATACTTACAATCTTCGGGGTTCTAAAGAAAATATGTAGGTGGCTTAATACGTGTATGCAAATTTACAGATTCCATACTGTTGCATACTGCTTCGTAATAGAAACAACCTCACATTCGTCTACAATCTCACCCTTCGCCTTTTTCTCCTTATGGGTATAACCGGCCTTTATAACAGTATATCCTTTATCTTCGCGCGCTGCCTTAATAAAAGCTTCGGCCTCATTCTTGTCCTCACAACGCCATTCTTCTGTTACTTTTAATTTAAGCATTTGTCTTCTCCTTTAATACAAGATTCAAAATAATACCAGCCACAAGAGCTAAAGCAGTACCGCTTAGACTAAATACTTCATTACCAATTACAATACCGCTAATACCGAGTGCCAATACTACAGAACAAATAATAAGATTCTTTTGATTATCCAAATCAACATTCTTTAAGGTTTTAATACCACTTGCACTTATAAAACCATACAGTAAACAAGCTGTACCGCCGCCAATAACACAAGATGGAATCGAACTTATAAAGGCTTGCACTGGCTCAAGAAATGCAAGTGCCATCATCATCAAAGCTGCCATCAAGGTAGCTGTAACAGATGCACACTTACTGAATCCAACTGCGCCCACGCCTTCTCCGTAGCTACATGCGCCCAGGCCGCCAAAAAATGCAGTAGACAAATTTGCGATTCCTTCGCCAACGAAAATACTTGAAAGGCCGGGATTTTTATATAAATCTTCACCAATAATATTTCCAAGTACTGCATGGTCACTTAAACATTCACAAATTGCGCTAATTGTAAAAGCAATATAAAGTACAATAACAGGGATTAAACTCTTAAAGCTAACCACAGTCCAGTGCGCACAGGCTAAATCAGGAATATTAAAAAGTCCAATGCCTTGAAATTTTGAAAAATCTACAAGACCAAATGGAATGGACACAACATAACCGACAAGAGTTCCTATTAAGAATGGGAACAATGAAAGCGTACCTTTAAGATAATGGCTGGAAAGCGCAATTGCCGCAACAGTAATAAAAGCAATTACTACTCCAAGATTCCCTGTGTCACCAATATAACCAGTAATAAATCCCATAAGATTTATACCAATTACAACAGTAATACTACCTATCAAAACCCTTGGCATAAACTTATATAGTTTATCAACGCCAATACGACTGAAAATGATACCAAAGATACAATATACCAAGCAGGCTGTTACACCACCTACTGCAACTGCAGTATACCCTCCGGCCGCCAAGGCCGCAAGAACTGGCGCAACAAAAGCACCACTATTAGATATAAACATAGGAGAACGAAAATGAGTTAGCGTTGCATATAAAACAGTCGCAAAACCTGCCCCTAAAAATGCGCCAGATAGCGGCACGCCGCATATCTATGCGATTAATGCCGTTGCTGTAAAACAACTAAGCATTATTTGTAGTCCAAATAACAAAAGTTTACCAAAAGGAACTTTATCATCTACTTTATAAATCATTTACTCACCATTTAACCATCTAAAGATTTTTTCAATTGCTTCATCTATATTTGTAACCAAATACCCTACTTCTTTGATAAGACCAGTTACATAAATATTTTGATAACTGTATTGCTGTGCACCAATATCGCGGCCGCCCAAATCTTTTGCTTCGCTATAGGTCAAGCAGCATTGGCGATTATCGGTACAAATACCAACCAACAACTTATTATCACCATTGGCAATTTTTTCATGGAATTTGCCGATTTCCGCGCATGTGCCGCTGGGAAGCACATCACCATCAATGCACGCAATCAAAATATCAGACTTATCAAGCCTTTCATTATCGGCGCGCGCGATGTCTGCGGGGCTACCAAACTTCTTCTTGCCCTCGCGCCCGTTTATATCTGTATTCTCAATAGGGCTATACAAATCCATTTCTGGAAAAGCTTCACGCAATTTTGCGGCCCATACAGTATTTCTTAGCTCGTCCCCATAATAGAAGATAGAACCTGCAAGATATGCTTTCATAAAACCTCCAATTTTATACCCGATTGGGTATAAAAAATTTTTTAAATATTTTTTTATACCTTATCGGGTATATTACTCACTTTTTTGCATCTGTCCCATCATCAAAAAGGGCAACAGATTAGAATTATCCCCATCTTTCATCATAAGATACATCATCAAAGGATTTGACATATCAAAATTAAGACCGCCATTCTGCGTACCCATCATCATCAGCATAGGAAGCATATCCTTTTCATTCTTGTTATTCAACATGAACATCATAGGAAGCATACCAAATGGGTTTTCTGCACTAATTGGCATTTTAGAGAAATCAAGAAGCTGAACGAGTTTGGTGTAGAACTCAAAACCAAATGGAGACTTTGTAACAGTAGGTACAATAAACTGCTTATTGAAAGTGTCCACCGCGTTCATAACACAACCATTACCATATTCAATAACTTTTACCCAATGTCCATTATGGAGAATAAAATCTCCTTCAACAATTGCACTCTTAGGTGCGGGCATCATATAGCAATAGCTATCTATATCAAATAGTAAGTCGGATACATCAGTCATTTCACCATCAATATCAACAGAGTACCAGCTACCATCCTCTCCTTTAAAAGCAGGACCATAAATTGACATACGTACGTCCTGCGCGCGGCCGCATTTCAAGTTCTTTGTAAGACTATCAAACATTTTTTTATTCTCCTTTTTATTTTTATTTTCTAATTTATCAAGACGCTTTTTAATTTCATCTATCTCTGATTGAGCTGGATAATTACCAAGAGTAACTGTCCAATCGTTTGTAGTATATGGAGTTGTAGTTATCCAATTATTATTATATTTTAATACGTCTCCTGTACTAGTACCTGTATTAATCCAAGAACCGGAAATAGTACCACTTGTACTAGAAGTATAACAGCAATTGGAACTACTAAGTTTATCTGCTGTTATATCATTTGTTGTCACATTATCACCTACCGCATTCAATAAAACCCCCATTAACAAACTAGTTTTTGATGTATACCAACCATTTTTATTTTTCTCATTTATAATTGGCAATAATTCTTTATTATAATGTGATGTTAAACAAACAATCTCTTCTTTATTTGTAATTTTTGAAATACGTTTAAGAGCTATTAAATTGTCACCTTTTTCTGGCTTGTATGGCTTAACCGCTAAGAAAACAACTTTAGAGCCACGATAATCATAGCCATCAGTATTTTGTATATTATAACTGGTTAAATATATTGTCGTTCTGTCACTTCCAGCGGATGGGCCAACTTCGATTTGACTAAAGAGTGAATCCTCTATTATATAATCATATGTTTTCGTTACCGATTTTGGTACGCTTTTTGTATTATCTAAAAATAAAGTTGTTACTAAATATTTATTCATTACATTTCACTCACCTTTTTCCACTGTGGTCTTTTCGCGAATAGTATAAATTTCTCCTTCTTTATTCTCAACAACATATTTTTCATAAAATTCATTAAAACTTATATTGTCGCTAATTAAAACTTTATATTCAGTGACATCTTCCTTAATAGGTGATAGTCTAAAAGTTAATGTTCCTAGGCAGATTACTATAATACTCATTATTAACATGAATCCATCAATGTCTTTCTCACATATCATAATAGTAATACATAATATTCCTATAACTAACAAAGCAATACCTAGAACACTAAAACCAGTAAAACCCCACGTATAACCTATAGTTATGTCTATTGTTTTTTGTGCTAAAATAGTGATTCCTTCCATAGACTTACCTCATATAAAAATTGGGACTTTTATTTAACCACCAATCTAACTCGCCAGTTTTATTATATCTTTCCCAACGTTCATAAATAGCATCTAGTTCTTCAATGTCATTAAAATACTGTTCTACGTGCGGGCGCTCAATGCGGTCAGCATGATAATGACCAAAACACCAAACATTCCAATCAAACCTATCTTTAAAGCTTTCCATCCAAACTTCCATTGTATTATCTACTTTTGTTTGGTCTACAAAGCCAAGAAAGAGGTCAGTTGGCTGGAAGCTTAAAGGACAAGTATGAGTAAATACAAAATCTACTTTTTGACCTCTAATAAGCGCCTCATATTGAGTCATCTCATATCTGGCAAGCTGTTCATCATTAAACCAACCACTTTTGGTAGGGACATTTGTTTCATCTGTATATCCAAAGCGCGCGAGTCGATAATATTTATCAACGCTATATGCACCACCAATACAAAGACATCTATACTTACCAAATTGATATATGCCACAATCCAAAAGATAACGAATATTTGGATACTCAAGTTGAATATATACGTTACCTTTAATAGTATTATCATACCACATAATCATTCCGGATACATCACGCGGCCGCGCCTCGTGATTACCACGTAGGCAATAAATAATATATCCACGCTGATTTACCCAGTGCTTTAATTTATTATCACTTTTATTGAGATAAAAATTAAAACCTGCGTCGCCAAGAATTATAATAGATGTTTCTCGAGGAATATAATTACCGAGCTGGTCTATCCATGTAAAGCGCCCGTGCGTATCTCCACGCACAAGAAAATTCATTTTTCTCACTCCCAATCATCATATGAATCTTCACCAAAATATTCCTCAATATTTTGTTGCGCAAAACCCAAAGCATATCCAAAACGCTTACAGGCTCGATGGAAAGCAGCTACGCTCATTCCGCCTGGAAAACTGTATGATAAATACATTTCATGCTCAGTTTTAGCATCACCTTTTACTTCATAGGAAAATGTAATACTTTCTGTGTAATTGTCCATTTTATAATACTCCTTTCTTATTCTATATTTATTATACCACTTTTTTGAAAAAATTTCAAATTTTTTTCTTTTAATTAAAACTTGAAAATTTTTAAAATTTATATTATAATCACGCGTGCGCCTGCGCGCGTTTTTAATAAGGTAAGAGATTTGACTTTTTTAAAATTTTGTGATATAATATAAATATAGAATTGGATAGAAAGGGAGAGGTAAAATGATTGCATTGTATATTTTTTTAACCATATTAGCCATTCTTATGATTGGCGCGGCCGGTACAGTTATTGGGATGTTAATTGTACTTTTGGCTATTTTTAAAGACGAAGAACAATTAGAAAAAGAAGAAAAGGAGGAATCCCATAATGAATAAACATACCGCACGTTGGGATAAATTTGTTCATAGTCTATTAATATGTGTTACAACTGCACAACGTAAATATGACTATTTTGTACTTGGCGACCTTGACCCAAATAATATTGAAGACCTTTTCTTTTTCAGAATCTGCACATTGGCTGCAAATTTTGTAAAGAAATGTAAAGTATATGGGTATGTACCCAGTCTTTGGAAATATTGGAAATTTCGTTATAAAGAGCGCGCCTTGCGTACAATACCATATGAAGTTATAGCACTATTTGGAACTGATAAGGTACATATCTGTTCAAAGGAAGAGCGCGCCCAGCTTATAAAAGAAATTGCAGAAAAAAATGAAATAAAACTTGAAGAAATTCCTCAACTATATAAGGAGTATTATAGTAAATGAAAGTAATAATAATTAATGGTAAAGGTGGCTGCGGCAAGGATACTTTTGTATAGTATTTTACTTCTCACGCGGGTGAAAAATATGTATTAAATATTTCAACAGTTGATAAAATAAAAGAAATAGCAAAAACTTTAGGGTGGAACGGTGAAAAAGGTAATCTAA